ATCAAAGCCCTGTAGTTGAATCCATTGAACTGTACCAACTGATTGGTCTGATAAGACGTTGTAGCATCCCAAGCACCGTAAATAGGGTGACCCAAGTAGCTTTGATCGATATTCAGCGTCATATTCTTACTGCCATTAACTACAGAATCCCAACCGGAAATAGCAGCGATGGCATTGTGAATACCTTGAGCGGTTCCCTTGAGTCTGTAATTGACGGCAGCGTTACTGATACGGTTTCTTCTCAATTGTGGGCTGACTAGGTAGTCTGTTCTGATTCCCAGCTCAGCACCCAACCAATCCAAATTAGCTGACGCTACGATGTCTGGATTATTGGATTCCAAATAGAAGTCATACTCCGTCTTGGTCATATCCAGAATAAATCCGAATACAGACAAGTAGTTGTACAGCGCCGGATTGTCAATATCTACACTTGTAAAAATATCCGTACTTGTAATCTTGTATGGTTGCGGAGTACGTTCGTATAGGTAGGAAGAGTACCCGTAATCATTTACTACAAGACTGGCAACATAACCGGCAGGCAGCCAAGTGGGCACATAAGTAGTACTTGCCCAGAAAGCCGATCCGACTGCTGGGGTGTTATTGAGATTGGAATTCTGTAGGCTGATCCAATAGTTTCCATTGAGAACAACTATAGTTCCTGTGCTGTACGTTGTTCCGGAATTCCATGTAGGAGATTCCAGAGTAAGAAACATAGTGTAGTAATAGATTCTTCCAGTCAGCAGATTACTGTCTGTGTGAGAAGTAAACGTAGCAGTTGGTACGAAGTTTGCCACAGCAGTACCGTCAACAGCACTGGACGGATAACCGTACAAACTTCGTACCAACTGCATTTGCTTCCACGGCTTACTGTTTGCGGACTTCCAGTTCAAAGTCAGCTCGCCGTAGTTTGTTTGAGTCGCAGTGAACGGGGCTACGCTGTAATCTGTAGGCTGAGAATATCCATAGGTGGCTACCCCGTAGTAATCAATAGCGTAACCTAAGCTCATTTAGACTCCTTATAGATTCTGAGAAGTAGGACCATCTCTGTGGAACATTGCAGAAATGCTGGCAGAGATAGGAATGTTCGGCATAATGTTCTGATTAAGAATAAGGTAAAAGGCTTGCCCCTGAACCCAAGGAACAGTTACCGAAGCAGACTGCTCAATTCTTACTGTCCAGCCGACTGGGAAATACTCGGTGACTCCGATGAATGGATCGGTATCTCCTACCATCTTCAAAGAAGACTTGATGAATCCGGAAGAGTTGAACGTCCCCGGCAGAGATCCTTGATACCAGCGTACGGTGTAGCTGATCGTATATACACCAGTACGTGGACACACGAGCTTATCGGAACCATTCCACATATTGTGGGTATCCCACGTCTTACCGGTGAATGAGGGTAAGGTTTGGAAAGAGGCATTTACGTTATTGATAACAACATTAGCATACGGACTGGACACGTTCTTACGCAACGCAGTCATTCTATCGTCCACACTCAGCCACGTCTTTGTGGTGTTGTCTATGAGATCAGTCTGTGGCATTGTTCCCAAAGTGGTCTCAATAGCCTTGATCTCATCGTATGCAGAGTTGACGTCACCCGCATTAACAATATCCGTGAAGTCAGTCTTGTACGTAAAGTTGCGAATATTTGTAGGATAGATAGCTACCATGAGGATTCCTTATGTTGTAGTTACTACAGGAGTGATTAATAGATTAGTGGCAATAAAAGGAATCTCACTTACCTGCAAGTAAATATCTCCCAAAGTAAATCCTCCACCCGATCTATTCCACACGGTGATATTGGTATAGATAACACCAGGTACTGACATGACTGTGGAGTATGCCTTGCTTACTGGAAGGCGCATTCCCAGAGTAACGTTTGCAGGTGCCAGAAGGTTCTGAATAGCCTGAGTGACTTGCAGAGAAACCGTACTTGGATCATACAACGGGCTGATTCCTACAGTAAGGGTTGCAGCAATTTCAATTCTGGAAGCCGCTGAAGTAGAGACGACTTGACCGATCATAGCCTTGGATTGCAAGTAAACCTGTAAACCATCCAATAGCGCCTGGCTAGGTGTGACATTACCGTTGGCAGTGGCGTATACCTGAACGTTTGTTGATGTTGTAGCCAGTGTTCCCGCCTGTGCAATACCGGGATACGTGATAGCCAGATTGCTGAAATCCTGAGCAGTTACCGCACGATCCTGTGCAGTAAAAGCCTTAGGCGCATTGTTACGAATCTGATCGATACTTTCGCGGTCAACACCGCCCGTAGTAGCAGTAGAACTCGCAATGGTTACTCCGGTAATAGGAGAAGCAATATCGTTTATCTGATTGATACCTAGGTTGCCAATAGAACCGCCACCAACACGATAGTTGGCATAGATGTTCAATCCGGCAGCAGGAATAGCTCCATTGACATTGTCACCAAAGTGAACGGTAATTATATTCTGGTCGTCAACTGTGTACGACCAGGAAGGATCACTTGAAGTAGCAGACATCAAGCTGGTGACATTGGTCCATGCCACAACCTGATCGACTCCTGTAGTGGTTGTGTTATACAGAGGATTCTGTACGTACACGGTAATAGATCCACCGACAACAGGATTATTTGCCAGAGAGAATTGCTGGAAAGAAGATCCGTCGGAAGATCCCAACAGTTCCATAGTCACCAAGGTAGGTGAAAGAGTATTGCTTCCAATGGTGAACTGTGTACTTCCTTGTGTAACACCCTGTGCCACGTTGGCTACTACCGTACCGCCGTTACCGGGGACAGTTACTGTCGCCTGAGTCTCGAATGTGATAGGCGCATTAAGAGAAGTAATGTATGCAGTGGTTACCTGAGTTCCCTTTGGAACAGAAACAGCCGGACCACCAGTAGCTGTCTGGAAAGTAACTGTTCCTGTAGCTGCCTGCGGCTGGCTTGGAATATAGCCCAAAAGTTCGGCCAACTGAATAACCGAAGCCAGTTGGGTAGCGGTTCCAATGTAGGATTCCGCCAGAATACGATCTCCGTAGTAGGAAAGAACATCCATCTCTCTGGCGAAGGACTCCATGAGCATTACTTCAAGAGAGCCCGGATTCTGATTTGTCCATTCCGGAAACACCGTCTTGGCATAGGACAACATCGAAGTTATAAATCCGTTGTAGTCCTTTGACGTATAGTCGATTGCTGGAATGTTTGCATTAACTGTTGCCATTTACTGTAATCTCCTTAACTGTTCCGCCGACTTCGATTACAGCAGTGTTGGCTACCGCAGCAGTAGCGGAAGCAGCAAATACCGGAGCGTACTCGACATTGATTTGGGATTTTCCGTCATTGGTTTCTCTGGAATTGGTAGTAACCGACAACACATTCAGTCCCGGTTCATATGTACTGAGCTGAGTAGTTACAGCATCTCGCAACTCCGCAGTTACCAAGGTATCCGTAATACCGAAAAGCAATCGAGATAATGGAAGTCCTAGCGCAGCTCTCATAGGGCGTTGGCCCAATTCGGTACCCACCAACGCTCTTACTCTTTGTTGAATCTGTACTTCTACATCGGTCTCTGTAGAAACCGAACCGTTCTCCGATATGGTGAACGGGATAGTCATTTGTAGTCCCATAGTTCTATTATCCCAAATTACTAGATTAACTTAGACGAGTGACACTGTACCAGGAGGTATTCTTCATAATTGTCGGGGTAGCGTTAGAGGTATTCTGCGCTGCCCTTAATTGAATAGTACCTGCATTGGCCCCTATAAGAATACTGCCACGTAAATATGCAGTGATATTTGTGGAAGGACCGAAGGTACCCAATGCTCTAATGGTGACTTCGTCCGTTTCTACTGTATCAATCTGATTAGTATTTCCTACTGGATAACCATTTCTTGCCCACCTGAATGTTGTGCTTGCAGGCACAGTCCAATCCAACTTAAGATCTCCAAGACCACCACCTCCAACAGAACCGTTGTAGGACAGGTAACCATCCAACAGATATCGGGCATTGGCCAGAACTGGAAAGGACATACCTGTAACAGCTGTCAGAGTAGTAGTGCTGGTCATTGTAAAATCATTGGCCAATGTGATGTAGTTGGTTTGTCCGACTCCCGGATTAAAGGTAGCCGGTGTATAGCCACTTAGGATTTTCCATACAGAACCCGTCCACATTTGCAATGTGTTTGTTGTGGTTTCATAAGCCAGCTGTCCTTGATAAGGAGCAGATGGAAGAGAAGCCCCTACAACAGGAATATCCGCAACGGTATTGGTGAAGTACATTGGCTTTGTAACATCGCCACCACTGAAAGCAATCCATACCAGTGTGTTGTTCAAAGGAATGGGTGCTTCGATATTTACTGGCTCTGCCCAGCGAAGCTCTGCCTCTCCGGCAACCTGAGGACACTGTGTGCGAATTCTTCCCAACCCAGCGGGATCAACATTGGTAGTAACCAAGGCGCGGTAAACACCCATATAACTAGTTTGCATTTATCTGTGCTCCAATGTTAGATGATCTCCATATATTTCCGATAAGTGCGGGGGCTACCTTCTGCACGGTTGGTGCCAATGGTCCGGGATTGGAGGTATTGGCTGTGTATACCTGATCGCGTACCAAAGTCGCGCACATAGTGTACGTGGCATCCCAAATGGCTCCAGTGGGGGCAGGCATGGTCAGAGAGTGAGTAACGGACTTGACCAGCCACGTACCCATGTCCGCCTCTGTAAGGGCCCTTCCAGCCATTTCTACGGTGGCATTTGGCTTGACTCTGAAGTCCCCTCGCAACTCACACTCTGCTGTCAACCAATACAGATTTCTGTCCGCATAGGCTTGAGCCTTTTGATTGGCTTCGTACAGGGATTCTGCAGGAGCATCACGGAAGTACTGACTGATTGTGGCGGACTGTACTTGTGCCTTAGGGGATGTGAACAGTTCCGGTTGGTTGGAAGCGGTAATGAACTTCTTGGTAGTAGGATTCAATCCCGTAACAAACCTATTGGCTACGATTCCTCCATCCGGAGTAATGGTTCCAACGATAGGCTTGAACGATCTGATCGTGTCCCACATACCGGGCGTGTTGAACATCCAAAAAGTGGGCGACTGTCG